TACAGCGCGTAAAAGGTTAATCTGCCTTTGAGCCTTCGGTTTACTATCATGTCTACCCTTCACGTCACCGGTCTCTTTATTAAAAACGACCCATTTATTGCCTCGTTTCTCAATTGCGTAGGGCATGTCTGAATCTCCTACTGGTACTTCAAGTGGCGTTTGCCAATCTTGCTGACTGCTTTGTGAGGCGAATTACATCTTGTACACATATACATTCCGGGAGGTAGTTGTTTTTGATTTGTGACTGGTTTAATGCCGTGGCTTTCCAGGAAACAATCAGTACAGATGTATTCACCTTCAACGACTCTGGCGGTCTCGTTCTTACCGCACTTGTCGCAGAGTTTGTATTCTCCGTCCATGTTGATAAAGCCTCCCTTTTAGAGTGAGTGGGGGTAGATGTCTACCCCCACTCTCCGGGCTAGGTCAATCTTCCACGCAGATGAATTCACAGGTAACGGGATAGGCGAATGCGTTTGTGCAGGCACCGCCGTTGACGGCCTTCAGGTAATCGGTGGTGCCGTTGAACTCGTTGTAAAGTGTGGGCGTGCACTCGTCTATGTCCCCCAGAGCGGAGCCACTGTAGGATACTGTGATAACGCCGCCAGTGATGGCCTGAGTTCCTTTTGACAGGGTTATGACGCCGTTAGCAGTAGCTACTGTGCCTCCGAGAACACCGGTAGCTCTTACCAGGATTCCTTTTGGCGGGACGATGCAAACCGTCTCGGCAGTGGAGATATCGGCAATAGGAATGGTGCAGGTCTGCCTCCAGCCCACTTTCTTAACGACCGCTCCCTTCGAGTGAGCTACGTCCGTGGTACCGGCCATGCCTCTTACGATGGTAGCTGTCTTTGTCAGAGTTGTGACAGCGGTAACGAAAACGACCTCTGCTGATGTAAGTCCCTCATCAATGATAAGGACATCCTGAGCAGCCAGTCCTGTCACGTCTCCAAGAACCAACGAAGTTCCAGCTTTCGCAAGAGCAGTTGCCACCCGGCTTTGGTAAACATCCAAAAATGCTCGTTTAGCCAAGTTCGTTCTCCTTCGATTATTTTGTTCCAGGAGAGGGCTTATCCTCCTCTCTTACGACCTTTCTTTGCTGGTTGATTATGGCTCAGCCAGCAAAGCCGTACCGTCAGCTAGCATCGTGCAGCCGCACGGCCAGTTCGGGAGTAAGTGTCTTGAATCCACAGAGGAGCGCGAACACGATGATGTTCTTGAGCTGAGTCGCCGAGAAGTCGTAGAAAACATTGATGTTGAGACCCTTGTAAGTAAGGGACTTACCCAGAGCCCCGCCAATCGGCTCAGCCATCGGTGCTGTCACCATAGAGAATGCGTTCTTGTGGAACATCAGGTTTTCTTTGCTGGTTGTCAGTGCCGGGTGAATGGTAACTACCTCGGTGCCGGCCGTTGTAGCAACTTGCAGGGACGGATAGAAGTATACGGTAGCAGCGTTGCCACTTATGGCAGCATCGGCAGTTACCACGTACTGAGTTGTGTCTCCGGCAATGGTGAACATTGACCCCTTGTAGATGTAGCCGGTGCCGAGAGCGCTGATAACCATACTCGTAGCGCCTTTGGCGGCAACAGCAGCAGTACCAGCCAGGTCAGTAGTGCCTACAGCGTGTGTCTGGATATTCTGGTTCTCAAAGAACTCGTACCCGAATAGCCTCCCGAGGGAAGCCTCGCGCAGAGCCTTAGTCGTTCCAGTTTTGTCCAGGTCTCTGAAGGCATCAAGAGCCAGCAATGATGCGGTAGTCAATGGAGACATCACTGCATACCGGGACTGGTTAAACGGGACCTTGTTATCGTTCTGGACTTTACGGGCGTTCAGTATGTCGGAGATGGCAGTAGTGGTCTCGCAGTCCTCGTAGTAGGGAATATCCTTATAGAGTTGAGCCAGCTTCACGTCTACCTTCTGAGCGATAGCCTGCATAGCAGGTTCAACGACTTGCGTGTTGAAATTGACGATATCCAGGGTCATATCGAGAGCAGAGACTTCAACGGGAACGACAATCACGGTATCCATCGGTACGTCTACATAACTCTCGGCGATATTCTGGAACTCACCAGTCAGGTCGCCGTCAAACTCGCCAGCTACGAGTGTCGCTGGCTTCCTTATTCTTACGGAACTGCCGATCTTTCGGAACTCCTTAGAATAGTCCCGGTGCACGAGTCCAGCAAAGACCAGGTTGTTCAGGAGTGTGATTAGAGACAGTTTTGCTACAACTGTCGGTGTGATAAAATTATTGGCCATTGATGGTTACTCCTTCTAGGGGCTTTCGGCTTTTTCAATAGCCTTTTCCAGAGAGCTTATGGGCATTTTCTCAGCGCTCTCTGATGTTAGGGTTTGAGCTCCACCAATCGTCCGGGCAGAATCAGGAATAAGTTCCTCGCTGCTTGTATTCGGCTCTTCAGTTTCCTCTTCCTCGTTCTCGTTTGACTCGTCCTTTGGCTTTCCGGCAGCGATTTTCTCAGCGACTTTATCAAGTACATCGAGGTCGCTGATACCAAGGGATTCCAGGTCATCAGTTTCTAGGCCGTGCTTAGCGGCAACATAGGCTATATTGACCACGCTACGGTCTTTATCAACCTCCTCGCGGTCGCTCTTGAGTTGCGCCTCACGCCTGCTTAGTTCTGACTCCCTATCATCGAGTTCTCGCTCCCTTCTGGTCTGAGTCTGTTCATGCTGGTAGGAACGAAGCCGGTCAGGGTCTCCCCTTACCTCTGCGAGCCGTGATTCGTTCATCTGGCTTTCAATAGCGTCCAGTCTACTTCTCGTAGTCTGAAGTGACTCTCTCAAGCTGTCCCTTTCCTGCTCGGCTGCCTTGCGGAGCCTTCCGGCCTCCGCTGCGGCATCGCTTCTAATCTTTTGGATTTCAGCGTCAGTGTAGGTCTTACCCTTTTTTGAAGTACTCCCAACTTTGCCGCCAGAAGTCTGTCCGGTTTCTCCCGAAGAATTATCCTGGTTGCCTCCTTTGGTTTCGTCCAGCATCTTGTTAAAACCTCCCCCAATAAATTAGCCTGTCAGTATATTTGACAGGCTTTCCGAATAATGCCCACTCCTTATCGCCGTGGGCCAGCGCTTACCAACTACTTCCACCTATCACCGACCGGTGTATAACCTTTGTTTTCTACCAGGTATTCCTCAAGCTCGGGGTTCTCATGCCGGTATATCAGTCGAGCTTTGCCTATCTCAAGTTCACTGTATTTCTTATAGAGTTGTTGAACCTCGCGCGAGATAATTGACTGGTCCTCAATCGGCTTCCATCCGTATGTTTCTTGTCCCCAGGACTCGAACTCCGGGTGCTCCTGCCGATACCACTTCTGCTCGTAGTAATCATCGAGAGCGTTGTATCCAAAGTAGTCCTCGGCCAAACTCGGAGGCGGTAGACCAAGACCCATTTGAGCAAGCGGGATATTGAGTTCCCGGCTCCATTTCAGTACAGTATCGTAAGCCTCCATGCTCTGAATCTTTCCACCGTATCCCCATAGTGCTAGTCTCGCATCCTCTTCAGGGTTGTTACGCCGGTACTCAGCGCGCCAGTCCTTAGATAGTTCAGGATGAGCTATCAAGTATTCCTCTTGTTCGTTATCTCCCAGAGCTTGATACTGTTCCCACAGACCATGATACTCATCAGGTATATTACCCTCAGTAAAATCATCCTCGTCCATCTCAGAGATAGGCTTATAAGGCAGTCGCCAGTAACCCCTTCCCAACTTATCCTTGTCCTCGGAAAGCCTTATCAGAGCCGGTTCCAGACCTTCCATCCCTTTCTTGTCGGAGTACATCTGGCGGATACGCTGGTATGTATCCTCTCCCCACTTCTCAACAAACGCATCTACAGCCCTGTCTTTAGCGTTCCAGTCATAGTCTCCCTTGCTATCGAGGTAGTCAGTAAACATGATATCGGTATATTCACTGAGAGCCAGGTCATCAAGAAATCCGTACTTCTCGCCTTTGCTTTCCTTTCTGTCAAAGTAGTTATATATAGCCTCGTACGAAGGTTCTTTTTCTATGGCGTCCAGTGCCGTACCGTAGTTCTGGCCTGCCTCGCTCCACATCTCCCGGAGCTCTCTTGTATCTATCTCGCCGGATTGAACCCTCTTCAGAAGGTTATTCCCCCTGGAGTAATATGCGCCCTTCTCTTCCTCCGACCTTGACTCCCACTGCTTCCAGACATTTGAACCACGCAAGGCGCTATCAGCCTGAGCCTCTGTATAGATTTCTTCGAGTTCAGGATAACGATTGAGCAAGTCTGTTTTCTGTATGCTGGTCAGGTTGTTCCACTCCAGTTCTCCGTTACTCCACGGTTCAACTTGCTTAGGGTCAAGCTCATCTTCAGGCAGGTGTCCGATGACTTCCTTCGACTTGTCGTAAAACTTCACCCAACTGCTCTCCGGGAACGTCCTCATACCAAACACTTCTGCTGGAATCATTGCTGCTCTGGCAGCGCCTTCCGGTACTTCGTTCTCCCTGGCCATGCCCGGAATCATCCAGTTTATTCCCTGCTCCATCCAAATAGGCTCAAACCGTGTCGCAATGTACAGGGCATACTCCGCAGGAGTTTCAATAGGATAGCCGAGAAAGTCCTGACCACTCCAGAGTTCAACACCGGTCCCGACCAGAGGAGACGACCGGCTGTACCACCAGTAAATGAATGGATTATCCTTCTTGTTGAAGCTGCCGTTTTTCATTATGCGAACGAGGTCAATTACTTCTCTTTCGCCGACCTCGTTAATGCAGGCCATGATATTACCGGAGAGCCTGAGCAACCCGTACCAGAAACCGCCCAGGCCAAAATTGTAATTGCCTACCTTGATGGTCATAAACTGAGCGCTTGGCTTCCATGTCCATTCGCCAGTTATCGGGTCCTGACTGACGCCGAATCCCTCATGGACAGTCTGCCACGCTTCGTCATGCGATTTACCCTCAAGCGTGGCGAGGCCATACTGGACACCGGAGTACATCGCAGCTCCAGCAGAAATCATTCCACCGAGCGCTTTCCTTGTCTCAGCTCCGGTCATTCCTCCCCGAAATACATCGGCCAAAACGGTGAGACATGACCTCGTGTAGTTTGGTGCGAACCACATAAACGTTTGTTCCAACTGCCGGACAGTTACGGGTACACCAATTGAACCACTATCGAAGAGCCCTGTAATCCTGTCAAGAAATCTGGCCAACTCGTACTCCTGGCCTTTAACGGTAGCCCGAGGACCGAGTATCTTCCAGAACTCGTCACGGACAATCTCACCGGCTCCAAAAAAAGCAACTTCAGCGCGGTGATATGGCCTGAGCGGAATCCTCCCCATCATCCGTTCCGCCCATCCACCAATACCGACTCTTGCCTCAAGCGCAGCAAAGTAGTCTACCGCTCTGGCACTGCCTCCGAACAATATCCGGTTCATGGCGGTGCTCTTGTTCTTGGTAACGTATCCGGCGAGAACGTCCGGCACGAAGAAAGCGGCAACGGACTCTCCAAACGCCCTGTACCACGCGCCCATAAGTTTAAGACCTACCTTCGGATTCTGGAGTAGATAGGAATGAGCCAGTCCCCATGAAGGCAAGCCCTGGATACACATGGCAGAGAAGTCCAGCGCAGCCTTTGTTATTCTCAGGATACCGGCAACATCGCTCGTTATATTGAAGCCCGGAAGTCCCGCACTATGACCAAAGAATTTATTAAATGAGTCAATGAAGTCCTGCTGGAATATCTTGCCGCCCGCGAACGGCTGCATTATAAAGCCTTCTCCGATATCCGGTTGCCGTACCTGCTCCATGCGATAGGCTTTCTCAGCCCTTGCCTGCCAGTACGGGACCTTACGAGACTCAGTGAGCGCCTTGACTTCTTTACGGAGCGATTTCAAATCAGCAATTCTCTGAGTTGCTGCCTTCGGTGCCGGCAGTTCAAAGTTGAGTCTCTTAACAGTTGTCTCGGCACTGAGTTCCGGTATACCCTGAACCTTCGGCTTGACCGCCATATCAGGCGGGATTATACCAGCATCTTTGTAAATCTTATCCAGCTTCAGGGCGTCATCCATTGAAATCTGAGTGACTTCACCCTTGCCTTTGGGAAATACCCGGTGCTCATAGCCAAAAATATCTTTCTGGAGCCCTGCCTCGGGCATACCTGCCTCAGCTTTTGGTAAAGGTGTTGCTTCAACGGGAGTCTCTTCGACAATGGTGATACGAGGGCTTGCATCCACATCGTCCATAACCCGAATCATCCGCTCTATACCCTTGCTCCGGTTATTCACCCAGGCAGACATCTCCTCGAATTGCCGGATATTCGCTCTTTCCGCTCGAATCTGCATTACCCGTTCGGCAATGTCATCCGTACTCATATTTAGCTCTTTGGAGATACTATCAAGTGCGACTTCACGGGCTACTTTGCCGTTCTTTGCAATGACTGTCGGCTCTGTCCCCATTAACTGCCGGGCCTGCTTGACAGTAAAGTATTTCGGAAACTCCTGCTCACGAATGCTGATGAAGAATTCCAGACCACGATAGTCCTGTACGACACGAGCCTTTGCTCCTTTGCCAACAGGTTTCATCCCGATATTAACCCGGTAATTGGCAACGGGGTCGGTCGCTATTGCCTCGCGGAGACCTGCTATCTGTGCCTCAAAGTCACTGCCGGTCCTGACTATTTCGTCAAGTTGCATGGCCATAGTCTGCCGAAAAGCAAGACGCTCGTCAGACTCCATAAGCCTGAATGCCTCACGTAGTTTCTCATCGTCCGGGATGGCAACTCTGGCCTTTTCGTATGCCTCCTGGTATATCTTCTTAACGTCAATAGCCTCAGCTTTCTCAACTCTGGCTCTCAGCTCTGATATCACTTTCTTGTGCTGAGAGAGAACCTCCCTGACTTCAGTCTCTACAGTGTCAGAAGTAACTAATGCTCTTAGACGGCGTCCCATTGATGGGAAGCGTTTCTCGATAGCAGTCAGTGTTACCTCGGGTAGTCTCTCTCCCCGTATTGCCCTGTTTACGACAGACTGGAATTTTGCCGCATCAGCAAGTTCAACCTGGGTTAATGCAGCTCTCTCGACAACTTCAGGGAACCGTTCGGCCAGTCTTTCGGCCGGTTTAACACCGAGCTCCCCGACATAGTTCATAAACCGCTTATCGGCGACTTTCTTGAAAGCCTGGTCAATGTACTCAGCTATTGATACGTTAATGTCGGCTTCGTACGGGACGCCGGCAGCAAGGCCGTCAGCCATCGTCTCATATTTACGGACTTTCTCATATCCGGGTCTTGCCCCAACTCTGCGAACACCGGCGCCACGATGAGGCATTTTCTCAACATTGACCACCCGATGAATCCAGTCATCAATAAGATGCTCTGGGGGAACTCCCTCAGCCGTAAGCCATCTGAGTATCTCAGTGTTCATCTCATGAACTTTTGTCACGTACTCAAGCCCTCTGTCCATGCCTCGCCAGTTATACATTTCCGGCTTGGTAAAAACATGCTCCAGCGTCCCACCGTTCGGCTCTGCTTTGAACTCAGGCAGCAATTTCTTAGCCATCTTCGGCGAGTAAGCACCCTTGTCAAACCCAAAGTACTTTGTCGGGTTAGGTTCGATATGGAAAAGTTCCCAATACTTAATTGACTTGGCATTGATACCGCGCCTGATAATCTCCGCATGGACAACGGCACCACGAGCAATAACCTCCTCGACTGCTTTCCCCTGCCGATTAGTGAGTACACGCCAGCCAAGCCCTCTCTCAATCCCGAAACGAATCGGCGGAACACTTGCCATTTTAGCAAGTGCTCGTTTCATCCAGTTATCAGCCAGGGCGAAATCAAGAATATCGTCAGTAGACATACTGGCAAGGTCCTCAAGGGTTGTAATGTGCTTTGATTCCCGGAGCAGTTTCGCCACTCCCCTGTCTCCAATCCTGCGTCCTACGTCACCAAAAACCTTTCCGGTAAACCAGACCGGTGCTTTAACTGTTGTCACAGCAGCTTCAGCAATACCTCTTTCAACCGCCTGCACTCCACCAGCAATAGCTCGCAGTGATTTACCTATAACCGGCACTTTTGTAGTAAACTTAGCGGCAAATCCTAAAGTACCGCCTATCGGAAGCATATAGACAGGGTTCATCCATTCCCAGGCCGAAAGAGGAATTACACCCTTGTACCCCTCCTCTTTCCTTGCTTCGTAAAGGTCAGCCATTCCCTCTTCAACAAGAATGTCGCTGGAGAAAATGGCCGTCCATCCGTACCTTTCCCGTACGTTATCAACCTTGCGGATTATCTCTTCTTCCAGTTCGGTAGCATCCCCACGGATAACGGCATCTCTGGCTTTCACTTCCAGCGTTAGAGCATTCCAGGGTATCTCTACCGTCTTGTAGAACCACATTGCCGCGGACTGAAGCGCTTTTACGGCAACGCCCGGCTCTGAATTATAAAGCTGGTATTCACGCCAGGCTTCGGTTTTGGCCTCGAACCATTCGTCAACACGGCCCGGGTTCTCTTCCCTGCGTTTCTGCCATCCTGGTACCGTCCAGTCGGCGATATCTTTGTACTCATCCTCTATCTGCCTCAAACGCTCATCGTACCAAGTCTTAGCTTCTTTCTCGCTCATCCATTCCGGCTGTCCGAGAGGAGTGAATTCACCGGTCTGCAGGTCCGTATGCCCTATTTTGGCACCTTCAAGCCACACGCTTGAATCGGGCATTACTTTAGTGTCTAGCATCTCGCCGGTGTCGCTCTGCATTGGTATTGGCAATCCGGTCGATGGAATTTCCTCTGAAATTGCAGGAGCATAAATAAGTTCGATATCCTCGGGAGTGGCACCAATCATGGAAAGTAACCGCTCGGACTCCGGTGTCCTACCGGCTATCCTGAACCTCAACCAGAAGTCCTCAAGTTGCCGCTCCAAACCCGCCCTTTCCATTTCAAAGGACATCTTCTCAGTCGGTGGCATAGCCTCGGTGAGTTGCGACTGTATTAACTGATACCGGGAACTTGCCTCTTCGAGCTCCGTCAGGGTATCAAAACCCTTTTCGCCAGGGAAAACAGCAGACCAGACATAATCCAAGCTGTCGATGTCCAGTTCCTCAGCCTGCTCTGCATAGGAGAAGTCCTTAATTCTCTGTTGGGAAACGACTGGAGTCTCTATCTCCGGTATGGCCTCCTGCTCCTCGAAGGTTTGTTTGGCTTCAAGCTCCTGCCGGGTGTAGCTTTTGCCCTCCGGTGAAATATACCTGTCGTCCTCGGTTATCTCCCACTTATCGGGGGTAATGAACCTTACGTCAGGCTGGCCACCATCACGAGCCGGCCAGACCTTCAGCGACCAGCCCGGCTCAAGTGTTATACCAAGCTCTCTTGCTTCTTCTAACGTGTAAAAAGTGGGCGTAATCGGCTGCCTCAGCCGGATTTTCTTTTTCTCCTCCTCGATTGCTTCCGGCATCTGCGGCAGTAGTTTACGTATATCCTGGAGCGTATTGCCGTATTTCGATAGCAATTGACTTACAGGCATCTTTTATCCCACCTTAGTACTACCGAATACTAGCCACCAGGCAAGACGAAAACGGACTCCGAAAGGAAGTGCTTTAATCTCCTTCAGGTATGCTCTCCAATTGCGTCTTACCCTCTGCCGTATCTTCTTTGCAGTCCGACCGTTCACTTCCGTATAACCTCGCTCTGAGTTACTTTCGACCTTTTAGCAGCCGATTCTTTGAGCGCCTGTAGCAAGCTGGAACCACTACCTTGATTACGGCTCTGTTCTAGTTTCCGGCGCATATTCTCACGGTGCATTTCAATGGTGAATTTACTCATTACTCACCCTCTCTTTCCACTGGAGGAGCCTGTGCCTTTACACCACCTTTATTACCTCCACCACCACTGAACATCGGCAGCATCGGAACAGGTTTCTGCTCCCCCTGCGGTGAAAGTTGCTGCTCGGTATCCCCACGAAGCATCTGCTCAAGATTAACACCCATCTCCGCAGACATTATCTCAGCCTCAAGTTCCGCGTCCTTATCTCCATCCTCAGCCATCTCGATTAACGCCTTTACCGTCCGGTTCATCTTTATTCCAGGACTGAGCCTTTCAGCCTCTTCCCACCTTAACCACCTCTCGTCCTCTTCCGGGTCCTCCCTCTGTAATATATCCCGCCTCTTCGACCTGTTTGGTATCAAGTCCCCGGCTGCAGCAGCCATCGAGAACCGCGCAACGTCAATCTTCGGCGACTTGATGAAGTATTTGAAACTAATATCGTAGTCGCCCTTCAGCTTGCCTACGTCAAACTTCCTCTTGTGCCCAGGAGTGCCAATCTCAACAGTACTATCACCGGTCTTGATTATCTGGTCAATAAACATCTCCGCCAATCGCTGTTTGAGCAATCCGCGAGCGCCTAGCCTCGGCAAGAAAACCACGTCTCGCCCCTCACCAATCTGTACGAGAGCTACTGCCGACATGGGGAATTCGAGTGTCCCGAGGTCTATACTTGACAGGCTACCACGCTGTATCCTGGTCTCGATAATCTCATGCAGGAGCCACGCCTCCTGCTTCAACTTGCCGTACGAAACAGGCTCAGCACCACCGCCAATATCAGCCGGTGTAGTACTGCCCGGCGCAGTCAACTCATCATAATCAGGCGGTGTCGCAAGAATTCCCTCCTGACTCTTCCACAGCAAGGCATTATCCAGCGCCTTCATATTCAAGCTCTGTATAATACTGACCAGCCTGTTTAATTGAGGCACTAAATCCCTGATGAGAAAGAAAATTGACTCCCCCTGATGAGCAAGACTGTCTTTATCAGCAAGCATCGACCCAATCGGCACCATCTGTAATACGATAGGGGTATACCCGTAGTTGTGCCTCTTCTCACTGACCTGCTCATCGTCAACCCAGACCTCGTTATGCTCAGTGTCCCACACATCGAGAACGACTGCGGTGTCGTCCTTCGGTGAAGCCTTCGGGTACTCAGACTTAATCATATCCTTCGTGCGGACAGTCTCGTATCCACCCCACGCCAGACCATCAAAACCTATTTCATAATAAAGATACCGCGTGTCCAGCGGCACTATGCCCGGTATAATCTGACCTGTCTTACTATCCTTCCTGAACAGGCACCTGGCCGCACCACGCCCTCTCCGGCACATCTGCTGGTCAATGTAAGGATTGATTAAATACTGGCCTGTCTTTATTAACCTCTGGTCAGCAGCCGCAAATGCAGCCTTGATAAACTCCTCAACCTCAGAAGAATCAAAACCCCTGCTGTCCGACTCAACCGTAACCTGCTCTGTGGAACTACCAAGCGATGACTCAACATTAGTCGCAAATGTCCCAGGGTCATTCAAGGTCACATTTATTGCGTTCGGGATTTCTTTATCGTTGACATCTCTCAGGACGTACTGGTCTAATTCCACGAGTTCCCGGTCTGTATCCATCCGTGAAGTTAGCGGAGCCAGATATGCCTTCTTCTCCTCGACTGCCCTCTTGTAGTCCATCTATTACACTCCTATCCCCGTCTCTTCGAGTGGGTAGTCTTAGGCTTATCCCCCTTCCGGGTTACAAAACCGAACCGGTCAACAAGCCCGTATATCAACGCCTTGATGCCGTGATTATTCTTGTCCTCTGGATGATGACCGACTACCGTACCTGTCCTGTCCTCTTTCCACTTGTACGGCTCAGCCTCACCACTAAACGGATTCGGACACGCTGCAAACTCCGACAGTATCCCGTGACAGTGCGGCGCTATGAACAACCTGGGCTGATGGTCTATCGGGTTGACCGTCAGGAACGTATGTAACCGCTCCCGGCCTTCTTCCTCCTGTACCATCCGGGACGCCAGCGCCAGCTTCGCCTTCTTCCGCCAGACCTCTTCAACTGCCGGCATTGCCTGGTGCTGCCTTGCCGCTACATCAACCACCCCACCGGCAACGAGATTCCACCACGGCCGGGTCATGCAGACGTCAATGATTTGCTCAGTCACAAGCCCCCTCTCGTAGACCTCATCCACTACCCGGACAGTCTCGCCGACTATCTGCACAACCTCAACCGCGTAAGCGCCATCATAACCAGGGTCTATCCACAGGTACACAGGAGAGTCATCCAGGGAGAGCTCTTTAACATGAATCAGTGCCCGGAACTCAGGAAAGACAAGGCCACGAGGCGGGCACGGTATGCCACCAAACCGCTCTTTGAAGTAGTCCTCCGTGTGCTTGACCTTTAGCCTCTGTATCTCCGGGTCATTGTATCCGCCAGGGTAGACATGAAGATTACTCCAGGACGGCAGAGAGAACGACTGACCGGCCTGACCGGGCAACTGGTAGAGCTTCCACAACTCGGGGTACCAGCCAAGAGAGCCCTCGAATGTCCCGGTACCGACTACCCAACCGCGCTTCTCAGCAGACCGGTCACACAACCGCCTGTACTCGACATGGCTTATCTGAGCTACCTCGGCGATGATAATACCGTCAGGTGCCTCTGAGCCTATCTTCAGCCAGTCTTGCAGGGACCATGTCTTGATAGTGGCACCGGTTGCCAGGGTCATATACCACTGGCCGGAATGTGGAGTATGGACATCATCCGGCCGGATAGCCTCAAGCCTAATCATGGCCTGGGCGATGTACTCGAATTCAGCATGACATCGTTCGTAGTCCCGGCCAGCTATCCAGTACAGCTCACCTTGCCAGAACCGGACATTGAAGTACTCAGCAGCAATGAACGACTTCCCGGCACGCTCACCGCCGCCGCCAAGTATCTCCCTGGCCGTACACTGGACGATAGCGGCTTGCTCCGGGCTGTACGTATGTCCCAGGGTATCGCGGATGACGTTTATGTCGTGTATGTAGTCTGATGTGGCTAACGCCATGATATTGAGAGACCTATTCTGATACCGCCATCAGTTGGGTCTATGTCTACCAGGTGCAAGGTCAAGGTTAATACCCATACCTTCCATGAGAACGACATTGTAATACCTCCTTCATGTATGCCACCTGTCCATAAAATCACGCCTGCCGGACGTGCCTGTAGTCACGTTTATACATTAAAACAAGGGCTCAGGCGTGGGAAAGGGGCGCACTATTAGGGTTAGGTAAAGTTATCTGTCAAGTACGCTTGCCCTGGAGCACTCGTTGAACCGTCCGGGTACTGATGTCTAACGCCTGAGCAATACTGTTGTGTGACATGCCAGCGGTCACCATGTCAATAATCTGTCTGGTCCGGGCAATCCTGACCGCCTCGGCAGGGTCACAGCCACCAGGGACCGGACAATTCCGGCACGTGTCTATTCTCTCCTGGTCACTCTTGCCTATCAGCAGCGGGCAACTCATTGAATTTCCCCGCCTCCTCCTCGTCCTGGCCCGGCCGCCTTCCCCGGAGCCGGTCAAGAAGTAACTGCAACCCCTCAGAGATGTCGACCTTCTCGGGAGCGTAGGCACCATCCATCTTGTTGAGCTCGGTAATTGACTTCACCGGGTCATGAAGTTTTACGCTCGTTGTCGTGGTTATTAAAGGCGTCTGTTTATTTCCGCCGGTCTCTTTGACCGTCACTTCCTGCAAGGCTGCACTATTGCCAGCCTTGAGGTCGATATTTAAGGTGTTACTCTCTATATCAACAAAGTCAGTCAGACGCGCCCTGGCAATCTCTGAAAGCCGCTCTTTGCGCTCCCGAACCGACATAACTTTCGACATTGCTGAGAGCTCATGAAGAGCTGTAATCCGTGATAAAATATCAAGTCTTTTCAATAGCTGATTGGCTATTGAGTAGGCTGTTTTAGGCGAATAACCGGCTTCAATGGCAGCCTTAGTATGAGACAAGCCGCTGAATACGCCTTGAGCAAA